TTGAGATCTAGGTCTCCATAGGTAGTCCTTACCGTCGTACTTTTTTACTTCGTTAGGCCTGAGGCCAGGTTTACCGAAAGGTTTGTACTGTCTTTCATCTACTACTCTAGCTTGAACTGTTTTAACAGGTGTAGGTGATTCTATTCTCTGTTCTCTTACTTGTTCTACTTTTTGATTAAGTTGTTCTAAGACTTTAGCATTGTCTTTAAAACCGGTCCCGCTACTATTTACAGAAGCAGCTAGTTCTGTTTGAGCCTCTATCGAAGCTATATTTTGTTGAAGTAGTCTTTCTCTAAGATCTGCAATTTCATCTAATAAAGGTTGTACTTCTAAATTTTCTTGTTCCAATTGAACCATTTTAGAACTTTCTCTAATGATAAATTCATGAGATTCTATATCACCTTGAGCTGGAATTTCATAAAATAGTTTAGAGTAAAGTCTGAACAGTTCATTAACTGTATCATTTTCGTCTGATGTCTCTTCTACGAAGCTTGTAAAATCTCTACTTACTGTTTTACTAAGATCGTCGTTGTTATATACATTTCTAGATAACCTTACTTTAGCCATTTCTTACTATTTTAAATACGTTATCATTATCAAAAGTACAAGTGTTACCGTCTATTTCAGATCTAACTAATAATCTATAGTATCTTTCTGGTTGTAGTCCGTTCATAAATACATCTAAATAAGGTCCTGAACTATCACAGCTTATTTTACTGTAGTTAGAATTGAACGGTATTACTAGGTCTTCTGTGAATTCATCTTTAAGAGCATAAACTGAACCGCTATTTAAAGCATAGTTAGTTTTAAATATACTCCCTGTGGTAAATGTTCTGGTAGGGTATTTAGGTCTAGCGTGAAGTCTAAATCTTTGTTTACCTACATCAGGGTATCGGCCACTGTTATTAGTTACTTTAACATGAGCTATAGGGTTACTTAGTATGCTCAAACTACCTGTTACATAACTTTGATCATCCCAAGTAAATGTTAAGGACGGTGGGTATATAGTATTAGTGTTAGCACTATAGAACTTATGTCTTATAGAGGATGTTAAGTTAAACTCAATATCATCATGAAACTTTAAAATGAATCCGTTGTTAGTTAATGTACCGCTGTAATGCATATCTACTGCATTAGTAACGTTCATAAAAATATCCACATCATCATTGGTTTCAAAGCTTTGAGAAGATTCTAAATTAACTCCTGATGAACCTGTAAACCATGTACCACCTCCTGTATATGTAGCATTATAAGAACCGGTTGTACCGGCTGCAAATTGTCCTTCTATATTCCATGCAGCTGTTGCTTCTGGTTTAGTAAACTTCCAAGACACTCCTGATTTATCAGCTGAACCTGAATTTAAATCATCTGCGTATTTACCTATCCCTCCATCCCAATATGCACTAACTGGATAGCACTCTATTGAATGTGATACTGGTGTTTCATAAGCAGAAGCTATAAACATTTCAATACTAGCTGTCCAGTCGTTGCTTCCTACTTTATTAGTAAGTACATCTGTTACTTCACTATCTTTAAAATGAATTAATGTTCTAGAGGTTTGACCAATTTCCTGTATTGGGTAACCACCTATTTCTAACATCTCATCATAACCGGCGTTGCCTGTTGTTACTTCTGTAAAGATAAAGCTATCTTTGTCGGGAAAAATTTTATATACTGCCATTCTATAATGTTGTTACTCTACCTTTAATATCAACCTCTGGGAATTTTATTTCAAATATACAAGGATCATATGAAGGGTATACTATGTTATTTTTTGTAGCACCAACTATGTCGTATCCGTAAGTAGTATAGTTACCATCATTAGATGTTAAATTGACTATCTCAACTTTCTGTATAGTCTGTGTTCCTTTAATTTTGTCTAAAAGGGTATATATTTCTGATAGATTTATAGGTTGGTTTATACTTCTTTTATCTACTCTAAAGTACTCCTGTATGGCTACGTTACATTGTAATAGTACATCTCTACTAGCAAAGTTAGGTCTAACTATTACTTCATAATTAACTCCAATGTTAACTACAAATGCATCTTTAATATTGATACTATCAGTAAGTAGCATAAATTCAGCTAGGTAAGTTTTAAGGTTAGTTTTTAATGTTGCTGAAGCAGAAGATAACTTCTTTTCATTATTGTAGCCTAGCACGTATAAGGATAGTGCTAAAGGGTTATTATCTACTATATTATTCTGTTTACTACTATTAGTAAGCTGATCCTGTATAACATATGCTTTCGCTACGCTTCCATATTTAGCAGGAAGTGATAGTGCTCTTACTGTGTAATCTTGTAAGGTTACTACTCTATTCTGACTATTAAAAGATCTTAGTGAATTTTCTCTAAGCTCTTCTACACTATCTCCATCTCTACCGCCAGTTGCTGGTTTAGGGTTATTAACAGATACAGAACTGATGTTAGTTCCGGCTATCTGTAGTATATTTGTGATAGTGTTAGCTGGCACATTAGATTCTATTCCTCCACCAACTAGGTACTCTATATTAAGATTCGAAGTAGGAGCTGATCCATATGACTTACTATATGTAAAGTTTGAAGGATCATATGCTGTTGTAAGTGAACCAGTGCCGTTATAGTTTGATGAACCTTGATTAGTTGAATTACCTATAGTAGAAGCGTCAGGAAGTATTGTTGTATCATCGCTAGATAAAGTTCCTGCTCCAAACTGTAGGTCTAAGTCACCATTTGATTTGAATCTTGATACAAACCTATAAGGGACTTTACGTAAGTTCATTACATAAGGTACGGCGTTGGAGTCTCCAGAAGTGTTAGCTTCATCTAAGAAGACTGTGTCTTGTCCTAAAAATGGAACTTCTGTCCATGTTTTATTATCAGAACCAGTAACATTAAGTACACCTATTATATTTGTGTCTGATAGAGTTATGGTTTTAAATTTTTCTGATTTAGTTATAGCAGCAGTTTTAGTTTTAACTTTTCCAGAAAATGCTTTTACTCTCTTAGTTAATTTAAATTCTGTTGGATTATTGTCGCTATCTACTTTGTTTATAAGTACATCTGTAGGGTTATAAGAACTACTAAATGAAAAGTCTACCGGGCTATCTATAAGAAAGTCTGTTTTAGAACTGTCTACCGACTGTACTATTGTATTAGCATTTACTTGAGGAGCTAATGACCAGTTAGGTTGAATATCTCCAGAGCCGGATGCTGCTATAATGACGCTCAATTCTAATTCAACTTCTGATACTCCGGTTATCTTAGGTTGGTAGCCCATCATATATGCCAGGTTAAAGAGATTTTTAGGGTCTTTAGCGTGAGTAAGGAATGTTTCTTGTAGCTGAGAATCTTGATAAAAGGATAATACGTCTCCAACGTAAGAAGCCATTTCTATAAACATCATTCCTGGTGAAGAAGGGGCAAAGTCATTATAACTATCTGGAAAGTAATTTTTAGTATACTCTATTAATTGTTCTCTAAAGTCAGAAAACTCTCTATTGTTATATTTTATGTCTCTTAGTTCTGCCATTACTCTATGTTTATTAGTACTTCGTCTTGAATATTTGCATCTTTTATAGCATATCTCATGAATAAAGATACTATGTGAGTATCAGGGTCTGAGAATAATTCTAATTTAGTTGGTATTACTCTAGGAAAAAATGTCTTTAAGTCGTTTTTTACTATCGTTTTTATTTCTTCTAAAGCGTTTTGGCTAATATTTTCAAATAGTAACTCTCTAATACTGCTTCCAAAAGTTGGATTAAGCATTCTTTCGCCTTTATTAGTAAGAAAGTAATTAATAAGATTGATCTTTAAAGCATCTTTCGTTTGATAAGTAGAATTAAATACGGCTTGACCTGAGAATGGTAGGTCTAATCCGACTGCCTTTCTAGGTTGCCTGTCTAACGGGTTTATCTTTTTAACATCTAATGCCATTAACCTAATCTATTCTTATCTTTTTCTAGTGACTTATCGTATATAGCTTTTGCTTTACCGACGAAGTCTAGTTTACTTATATCTATACCGGGCATAGGTCCTGAGCTTTCTGTTAATCCCATGCTAGTAGCTACATTAGAAGCAAAGTTTGGTTTTTTAACCATCGAAGAATCAGCGTTAACTACATTTTTATAGTCTTCGCCGGTCATTTCTTCTTTAGTCATACTTAACATTTCTTCTAAAGGAACTGTCCCAGGATTCATTCTACCTGTTGACCATGTTCTTTTAAGATCTTTTTGCTTTACTGCTTTGTATTCTTGTGTTGATGGTGCACTTGCTGCTTTGACAGCTTCGTTTAGCATCTCTTGTAACTCATCCTTCACGGCAGATCTTACCTCTTCACGGATGATTTTTCTTAGTTGATCTAGTTTCATATTAATAAATAGTATGTTTATGGAAGTTGATTATTAATTCTAAATTTTAATTCATTTACCAGTACTTCTGTACTGCTTGAAAAGCTTAAAGGGCCTTTCAACATAGTAACACCTCTAGCATCTACAGCAATAGCTTTTCTTCTAGGCGCTACAGCAGGTGAATTAGGGTCTGTGATAATTTTTATCGTATATGTGGCTCCTGAATTAGACGTATATTTAAGGTCTGCATCTGATGTTTTGGTTGGGGTTCCTTGGAACGACTTTAATAGGTCTTGTCTTTCTTCAAAAGTTAGGTCAGGATTTAAAGCACATCCATCTAATAGACCTCTTACTGTACTTATCTTATCTACTACAGGGTCAAAAGTTCTTTTAGCTCCTCTTACTGCATCTCTAACTACTTTAGCATCGTCTTCTAAAGTGTTTACGGTTTTTCTTATCCATACTAATAAATTAGCTTGAGCTTGTATAAGACCTTGAGGAAAAGAGAATACTAATCCAACCATACCTGGTCCACCTATAGAAGTAGGAATACCGAGATGAGCTAGTAAGTCTGCTGCTACTTTACCAGCCTTAGTGGCTAGTTTAAGTTTATTAGCAACTTCGTTATACTTATCCATCTTTACCATAGTTTTAGAAGTAAGAGCTTCTACCTTGTTTACTTTATTAACACGTACCTCTAACTCTGGTGCATCTGGGCAATTATTAGTTACTATGTCGTCGATAATTCTATCTAATTCAGCGTTAGCGTATCCTTTAGCAACCTGTTTAAGTTGCTCTAATGCTACAGCTGTATGACCGCCGATATTACTTTTAAAGTCTTTGAGTAGTGAGTGTGGCATTATTCTACGAATACTTTTTTAGATTTAATAGAAGATGTCTTACCGAGTGGATTTATTCTAGCTCTTAATCTCGCAGAAATCTGAAAAAGTGCTATTCCTGCTGCCATTGTCTGGGGTACTGGTCCTCCTGTTACAGAAGTAGCTTTTGATAATTGGGTACCTATTTCTTTTAATTCGTCGAATAAGTCACCAAGAAGTCTTTCTAACTGATCACCTAATATTACAGGTTGAGGTAATCCTTCTGTCATCTCTTTATTTTTAGGTGCTTTACCTAAGTATATTTTTTCAGCGTCTAGTCCTATATAGTCCTTTCCGTCTAGATTTATATCGAGTCCGGTAGCGGTTATTGACCGTCTAGAAGATAGTAATATGTCGTCTAGTTTTGAATTAAATATAAGTCTGTTAGAGTTAAGTATTATTTGGGCTCCTTTATATTCTGATGCTATAGTTGCTTTCTTTTTAGCTGATTCGTTTTTAGTTCTTGCCTGTGTTATATCAACCTTATGGTCAGATGTAAGAAATATACTAGAAGCGTCTCCGTTTATACTTTCGTATGTATGTAGAGATTTATTATAAGAAGGGAATTTACCGTTACTTATTAGAGTAAAAGGAAAGTTATTATTCTCTTCTGTAGTTATATCGTTATATGTTCCAGAGTGGCCACCGAATCTTATAGAGTTTCCATACCTACCTTGTATAATATGATCACCGTG